GACCACCGGGAGCACCGATAAATCCTACCGCAGCAGAAGTCAGGATAGATTTGAGATCGCCACCTGATAATGCCGCGACAGAGCCCGAAGCCAAGGCCCCCGTGACACCCGCGGCCATCCCTGCGGACAAACCGGGCATCAGTGCCCCGACTGCTGGTCCGAGGACCATGCCTAACGCAATGGTGCCAATGATTCGACCAATCGGGCTAGACAATGCTTTTTTAACGGCCTTACCCACCCGTTTAAAAGTTTTTCCAACTGCTTTAAAAACACTTTTTAAGAAAAATTCTGGCAACCCTGTACGGGGGTTGATGGTCCCCGAGCCGCCGCGAGATTGCAGCAACCGAGCTTCACTAGGGGTGATGTGCGCCAGCATCGTATCGCCACGACGACCGCTATTGGCCACTATCCGTGCCGCTTCTGCAATACCGCCTTGAGCAAAACCCTGTGGGGGCATCATGCCCATCGGAGCCCCGCCCATCGGCGCTTCCGGCAAAGGCTGTTCTGACCCCGCCGTTGCCATACGAGTGCGCTGTGTATCTACAAGAACCATCAGAAGCGCAGACAGGAACTCTTCGTCGTACTCAGGGGGCAGGTCTTCCGCATCAATTAGCCCCTCCGCAACCATGTCGGCTACTTCTTTGGCATAGTTTTGCGGATCGCCGTAGAGTCCTTGAACGGCCTCAATCAGCTGCGTTAATTGCTCATCTGTTAATTCTTCTAGTTCAGAGCGAATTTCCGCTAAAGCTTCTTCAAGCTCCATGGCCGCATCAGGACGGGCGGTTTGCAAGCCTTGTTGCATTGCCTCGTATGAGTCCATCATGCTCAACTGAGGAGCTTGCATACCTTGGTTTTCTGGCAACGCCATGATACCTGCTTGATCCACGGCCATAATTGGCTCCTAACTAATTAATTTCACAAAATTATCGCTTATTACTGCGTTAAATCATAGATTGAAACGTACTACCGGCTAACTTCTTCCCAATCAAGCGAAGCATGAATTGTGGCGCTATTACTCGATGCCGACGCTGCCAGCGTCAACTCAAAGGGAGTGCCAGTTATCCCGTTTCGCTCTAACTGATTAGCAAACAATGCCTGTTTCAAAATATCAATAGTGGTAGAGCCTTGGTTCGATCCCTGCGTGTACCCCTGCGCTAAAATGCGCCCACCGGTAAATGATGTGCCGGTAAGGTTGTATTCCACGGCTGAGTTAGTTCCTGCGCTTACCCAAGTCCCACCGGTTGTGGTGCCAGAAGCTATTACGCGCCATTCGTAGTTTACGTTGTTGGTCAGCGCCAAAATAGACGCCGCTGTTAATACAATAATTGCATCAAGGCGCGTGGTTTTTAAGCGCAACGAAACTACAGGATAAAAGGTCCCCGCAGTAGTTAACGAGGTTGGTGATGTAATTGGCGTACCAATAGCCTGTTGCAACCCGGTTAATGCAAAACCGCCTTCTGAAATTACTGTTGAACAGACCTGTTTGAGCGTACTAGCGCCTGATGTTGCTGCTGTATTCTTCATCTCATACCGTAAAGGCAATGAGGCAGTGGTGATGTACGTCGTTGTGGTTAGGTTGGCGTGGTTGAAGTTGTGCGCAGGGACAAACACCCCGTCAATGATGAACCCCATACGCGCCGTACCCAGCCCCAACCACTCAATGTCCATGTACATAATCTGCGACTTGGACAAGTCCAACGTAAGACCCGAAGGTCCTGTTCCGTCCAGCGTGTCTTGGTTCCAATTGGCTTGCGCCACTTGTGTATTTACTACAACGCCGGACACAGAACTACGTTCTACAAAGTAGGCATTTGAGCCTTCGCGCTCAATATAAAACCCGTTAGCTGCGCCATAGTAGCCAACGCGTTGACGCAGCCCCGCCTTTGCCGTGCCCATGACAAACGTATTCATCACCAGCAAACTTTTGCCCGGTTGATATGCAAATATCTTTGTGGTTTCTCTCAATACTTCATCATTGTTTGCGCTGCCCACCGTCAGATTAACCAGACCTTCATCTGCGCTAAACGTGGCAGCGGCGGTCCCCGTAGTACCCGTTGACCATAGGTTGTTGTCAGAATATCGGTGTGAAGAATCAAACAGCGTAAACGGTTCACTCACTCGCAACCGCCCAAACGCGTCTAAGTTTGTACCGCCAATTGAGACGGGCAATGTCGATGAAGTAGCCATAAGTTGTGCAATAAAGTTGTCCAGTGTGTTGAAGTACTGGCGCAATATGTTATTCAAAGAATCTTGATACACCCGATCATACTGCGCAGGGGCGAAAGGCAAAGCAGGTGATCTAGTCCTGCTCAGTTCTATCGATTCAGTGACGACAATCTGTGTGCTCATCGACGGCCATCCGCACGAATATCCATACGCGGTGACCCTAACTGCCACTGCGTACCTAGCGTATTTGATTCAACACGGAACGCCATTTGTCTGCCCCGTACCCTTGTATAAACAATCTGCGTAAACTCTTGCACGTTGTATGTCTGTTGAGTCGCATAGCCTTGCGCAGACTCTACGACAGGGCTACTTGCCGCGGTATAACCCGAACCCGGGTTTTGCCGAGGACGAAGCGTGAAGTTGACCTGTGGCTTGTCTGTAGACAGACCCGTCATGTTGGAGTTATTGAAGGTAATGTCTGGAATTACCTTGGTAACAAAGCTGTAGTTGTTCCCATCCCCAACATCAAAGTCCGCTGTTTGGATATATGAGTTGATTGGGCTAGGCGGGTTGGTAGACCCATCGTCCACCGCCGCTTCATGGAACACGATAATGTTGCTAGAAGTTGCCGCCTGAGGGAACTGTCGAAGTGGGCTATCGAGCCACGCTGTTCGGCTCAACGTTCCGTAGTACCACGCCTGATCTAAGTAATTAAAAATAACGTAGCGATCAACAACAGAAGCGTTCTTGGAACAATAGAAGAACCAAATTTCTGAGAACCCTTCATTTGTCCCTGCAAAAAACTGTGCCTCTTGGTCTCTGTTCATGTCAGAGAACACATACTCACGAACAGGGCATGGGAGCGTTTCTACGCGACCTGCGTAGTAGTAAAACTTATCTGTGCCCATCCAATAAGTAATACCTGAGGCTGTTGCTACCGCATTAGGAGAAACGATAGAAATATTATCAGCAAGGATCGTGAACCCCCAGACAAACGGTGGTCCAAGGTACTGCATTGAGTAAACAGCGGCATCTGTCCAAACCAAAATCTCTTGCCGTGTTTGGAGAGTACCAACAATTTCTGATCCGCGAGAAAGACGATAACTACCTGCTTGATTTGTTGCAGAGGGTGTCCAATCAGAGTAATCTTCTTGCGCTGTCCAACGGATAAGCAATGGGTCAAAAACAGCAGCTCCATACGCCCCATAATCACTGCATCCAAAAGCAATCGTAATACGAGTAGAGTCCGACACCAATATTTGATTAATCTGGGACGGTACGTCTGTGCCAGAGATCAAAGTGCCACGAGTGTTGTAAGCGGGTGTTGCGCCACCGCCCGGTTGCCACAGATACAATGCGCCTCCACGGGGGGAAAACAAAAGATCTTCCCCGTAGTTTGATTGACTCCAAAGCCGCAACTGAAATCCAAATCCTGTAGTAAAACCCGAGCCCCACGTGCCGCGAGACCAAGGACCTGCTCCCCAACCGGTGCCCACTGTATAAGAAGCAAACCCCGTATTAATCTGGTAAGCAATCGTAATAGCAGAATTTGAAACAGAACCCGAAGCGCTTGTGGCTAAAGTGACTGTGTAAGTAGTACCTGAAAGCACCGAAACAATTTGATATTCGCCGTTTACATTTACCCCACCAATCGTATTGGCCCCTGCAATAGTGACAAAATCATCCGCTTGTAAACTGTCTGCGGAACTATCTGACACAGTCAATACCGTACCACTGGCAGTAAGACTGATAGTAGAAGCATTAACTACAGGGGGACCCGCGGAAGGGGTGTTGCCATTTATCTCGCGCAGGGGCGTGATGTCGTAGTAGTCGCCACCATCTTCAACATAGAACTTCAGGTTTGTGCCAACCCCCAAAAGGTTGTAGTTACGTAATGTTACCCAGTTCCACAAAGATCGTGCCACACCAAGAAAGGTGTTGTAAGAAAGCGCTGCCCAACCGCCAATCTTCTCTGGGAAGCCAAAACGAAACCGAACCTTATCGCAGTCGTACCACGAACCTTCCGCGGTTAGCGTAGTAACTTCGCGAATAACCCCCGGCTTGAATTGTAGTCTCTGTAATGGCATAACTGACCTATTTAAACGGTGGGCCACCGACCCATAGCACTAATGAACGACGAACGCCTTTAGTCACAGGGGCTACCCGATGCAACGTGTAAGACGGAAAGAACCACGCCCTGCCACGCTTTAACTCCAGAGTCTTGGCCTCGTCACCCGTTGTTTTTACCTGAAACTCCCCACCCTCAAACTCAGAGGGTTCCGACAAAAGCAACACCATCGACAGCTTGCGCGGCACTCCGGAATCACGCGAAGACGCGTCCGTATGCCAGCCATAATGCCCACCTGTATCCCCGGTGTAAACCCCTAGCTGCATAGGCTCATAAAACCCGGTCAGATCAAAATGGAAGTACCGCCGGTT